CACACAAAGCACGACTGCTTGGTGCTTGTGAGGTGGCATTCACCACCGAGCTCGACTTTGACTTGCCAGCCTTTGCCCATTCAAGGGATCACAAAGGTGCATCAGCTTATAAGCCACCCAACCAAAACAATTTGGGGAGGGGTTAGGGGAGGGGTGTGCCTCACCGCCGGGCATCCTAAGCTTGAACAATTTGAATTTGGAGCCATGGGAGGGCGCGAGCGGGCCGAAGGCGAAAGCGAGACGCCCGGACGATGGAGCCCTTCGGATCGGACTTATCCACAACCATGTCGGCGGCCTCGACAACATGGTTTTAGGCTCGAGCCTATGGCACAATTGAAACGTGGATAGGTGAACACCTCCGCGCATCTATCCACAAGAACGTCGCCCGGGAGGGTGCCTTTTCTGTTATAGTTAGCTCAATATGAACGTCATCAAACCGGTCAAAATCTCAAAAGCGAGCTTTGTCGAGCCGATATTCTCAAGCCGTGAAGTTGCCGAACGCAAACGCCAAGAATTCATCGAGGACAAATTCGAGGACAAATTCAAGGTTGAGCCCGTCGAGACCCGCGTTTTATTTGACGGCACCCGCTGCTTTTCATTCAAAGCATGGGTCATGCCGAACACGAGGCGCTAAATTGTTTCACAGAAACAATTTTATAATCTATGCCAAAAGCCACCATCAGCGAGACGACCATTCAAAGGGCTATTCTTGATTATCTCTCGTATACCGGTTGGCTCGTGTGGCGTGAGCAATCCATCCCGGTGCCTATCAGACGAGGCAAGAAGATTGTCGGGCTACGCAAAGCAGACCCTCACAAGGTTGGCATGCCGGACGTCTTTGCCATCAAGCATGGCATCGTCTTGGCCGTCGAGGTAAAATCAAAGACAGGCAAGCCAAGCCCCGAGCAATACGAGTGGCGAGCCAAACTTATCGCTCACGGTGCGCATCACCTCTTTGCCCGCTCGGTCGACGAGGTCATTGCGTACATTGTGGCGAACACACTATGAGAAAAAACATTTTGGATAGATTGAAAACGATGCAGGTGAACATCACCGTCGCACGTTCTGGTTTTGGTTATGTGATCGAAGTAAAACATCGCGATGGCAGTACCTCAACATTTCGCTTTTTCAATCATGATGAGCGCATTCTTATTGGATCAGCCATTGCGATTGTGGTCATGATCGGCGTCATGTGGTGGGTCATCGCGAGATAATCCACACCGCAATCCCCTGCTCTCTCGGGTAGCAATTCACCGGAAAACACCGGAAAAGCCCGGTAAATATGGGCATATCTTATAGCAGGGGAGTGTGGATAACCTCGCGCAAAATTGGTTATTTGGTTATAATTGGTTTATATGGCAAGACGCAAAGGTTGGACGAATGACAAAGCCGCAGACAATGGCAAGAAGGGCGGACGACCTATTGGCACGCTAAGTGATGAGAAACTCATGCGTCTCACCTTCAAGCGCAAACTCGTTGCCTTTGTCGATGAACATGCCGAGAAAATTCTCGAGGCACAGCTTGATCTTGCTCTTGGAGTGTACGAGCAAAAAGAGGACGCAATGGGCAACATCAAAGTTTATAAGCGTCGCCCGGATGGTTTTGCGCTTGGCGCAATGGTGGATCAAGTGATTGGTCGTGCACCTCAAAAAGTTGAGTTTGATGGCGAGATTGAAACAAAGTCATCGCCAATGTCTCAAGAGCATATTGATTTGATCGCTCAAGGTGTCGCGATGGCAATCCCGGATTATGCAGAACGAAACAAAAAAGACATTGACGCCGCAAGCCCTCACTAAGCTCATTGCCAGCAACCAACAATTTCGCAAGGCGCTGGCATCATCGTCTTTGTTTTGGTTCGCGCATATTTATTTTGGGAGCTACATGCACTATGCGACGGCAGACTTTCAGCGTGACATGTATCGCCAACTCGAGGATGAATTGACGACGTTTATCGGCGTGCTTGGTTTTCGCGGTTGCACCAAGACGACTATCGGGGCAACCATCTTGCCGATCTATAAGATGGTCACAGGCAAAAAGCGCTACCCGATCATCATTGGCGAGACCTTGGATCAATCAAAAAAACACCTTTATAATCTTCGCTATGAGCTCGAGACCAATGACCTCTTGATAAAGGATTGGGGGCCATTCAAGCCCGTGGGAGCGTCCCCGGATGGCATCGAAGAATGGCACAAGACCACTCTCGTCGTCGACAAGTACAATGCCCGCATCAGTGCTCACAGCTATGGCCAATCAATTCGTGGTCTTCGCCATCGTGATCGCCGCCCGGATCTAGTGATTTGCGACGATCTTGAGAGCATCAAGTCGGTACGTTCAAAGGTGAAGCGTCGTGGTCTTTATGAGTGGTTTACGTCCGAGGTCTTGAGTATTGGCGGCAAGGCGCCGGGTGTGGTCTCTCAAGTGGTGGTCTTTGGTAATCTTCTGCATTCGGATGGTCTCATGCGCACCCTCGAGAAAGCCGTCGAGACGGGCAAGATCACGGGCAAGTTTTTGCGTTACATGTTTTTCGATGAGACAGCGCCCAAGCGTCCCGAGTATACCGGGCTCACTCCCCGATGGTGGCAGAAATTCAAGAGCCAAGAGGACATTGAGGTGGAAAAGAGAAAGCTCGGCAATGAGCGCATTTGGTTGCGTGAAATGGAGGGCAAGATTGTCCCCGAGGACGGGCAAGAGGTCAAAGAGGAATGGATCAAGACCTATAAGAACATCCCGGCCGAATTCAAACACAACGCATCCGGCACCGGCGTCGATCTTGCCATCTCGAAGTCATCGACGGCAGACAGCACGGCAGGCGTGGGCGGTCTTGGTGGCGTGCTCGGTGCTACTCGCAAGATTTACATCAAGCCTCACCCCCTCAATGAAAAGCTCACTTTGCTCGAGCTCACGTCCAAGCTCAAGGTGGTGCAATCAAGCGACCCATGGATGCAGTTTTTTGTTGAAAATGTGGCCTATCAGGCGGCAGCAATTGAGGTGTTCAAGCGCGAGGGTATCAATGCCCGTGCCGTGAAGCCTATCGGTGACAAGCGTGCCCGCTTGCAGGTGGTCGCCCCTCTTATCCAAGACGGGACGATTGAATTTGCCGAGACGGGTTGCGAGGAACTGATCGACCAGCTCGTGAATTTTGGCGTTGCCGAGCATGATGATCTTGTTGATGCCTTTGTTTATCTCGTGCTTGGGCTCTCAAAGAGCCACCTAAGCACAACCGAGGTCGTTTGGTTATAGATAAAGGTGCTACAATGCAATCATTATGAGCATCTTCGCAAATATTCGAGCAGCCGCCCGCGCCCTCATCGGCGGCAAAACAGAGGCGCGCCTTGGTTTGACCCCTATTATCGGATCATTTGGCTATCGTGGGCCGGGTGACGTTTCGGCGTCAGTGCTCATGCGACAAGCGTCGGGTTGGGTTTATGCGTGTGTGCGTCGCATCGCGACAAGCATCGGGTCAATGGAGATCGAGCTTTATCGCAAGACGGGCAAAGAGCGCACCGAGTGGGAGCAACTCGACGAGCACCCTTTGCTTGATCTTTTGAATCGTCCGAATGCACAAATGCAACGTGCCGAGTTTCTTGAGATCCTATCCATGCACGAGGATTTGACCGGCAATGCTTATATTTATTTGGAGGGCGTCCAAGATGAGAACGGCATGCCGACCGCCATGTATCCATTGCGCCCGGACTTTGTAACGCCTATTGCTGGCGCTTTGCCGGAGATCATCACGGGCTACCAGTACGATAACGGCCAAATCAAAAAGACCTTTGCGACGCATGAGATCATCCAGTTGCGCATCCCGTCACCGGCTAACCCTTATCAGGGACTTGGCCCAACCGCCGCCGCTATCGACGCCATTGAGGCAGACGCGGCAAGTCGCCAGTGGAACCGCTCGATTTTCATGGGAGCCAATCCGGGTCTCATGTTCAAGACCACGGGCATCACGCCAGAAGCGATCAAGACCTTGCGCGAATCGTTCGAGGATCGCCACGTTGGTGCAGGCAAGCAGCACCGTGTTGCCCTCTTGCCGGAGGGTGTTGAGGTTGCCACGGGTACCAGCCAGCCGAAAGACATGGAATTCAGCGAGACCCGCACCATGTCCCGCGATGAATTGTTTGCCATGTACGGCGTGCCGGGCGTGGTTCTTGGCCTTGGCCTTGGTGAAAGCATGAATCGTGCCAGCGCCGAAACGCTCGAGTATGTTTTCAATAAGCACACCATCAAACCAAAGACGGCGCGCTTTATCCGCACGTTCAATGCGTTCTTGGTGCCTCGCTTTGGTGACGACCTTGTTCTTGATTATGTTGACCCGGTACCGGAGAACATCGAGACCCGCTTGAATGAAGCCCGCAGTGCTTTGAGCAATCAGCCATACAAATCGGTCAATGAAGTGCGTGGCCAGTTTGGTCTTGCCCCAATTGAGAACGGTGACGCCGTCATGGGCTCGAGCTTGCAGGTTGAGGTCGGCAAGCCAGAAACTAAGGCCATCACGTCGCCAGCCGTCAGCATCAAAAAGAAAGGATTGACCGCCAACCATGTGAAGACCGAGAGCGCCAAGCGTAAAGCAGCCAAAGAGCACGGCATTGATAAAATCGCCGACACGGTACATGCCTCACTCAAAGCCATGCGCAAAAAGGAGATTGAGGACGCTATTGCCGGCGATTGGGCACCAAAGTGGGAGGCTATGGTCAAGCGCATGAGCAGTGAGGAAAAGGATTTTGGTGAGACGATGAAAAAGTACGCGGCAGGGATGGGCGAACGTGCCACCGCCTCACTCAATGAAGGGCAAAAGGCGGTCGACATTGAGGATTTACTCGACGATGAGGACGAGGTCTCGACCATTATCAAGCTCACGAGCCCAATTTATCAGTCGATACTTGCCAAAGAAGGCAAGGCGGCAGCCGAATTGATCGGTGAAGCCTTCGACGAGAATGACGAGCGCGTGCAAAAGAGCCTCGCCAAAGGCATCCAGCTCATGGCAAAGGAGTATCAAAAAGAGACGACGGCACTTTTGCAGGAGAAATTACAAGCCGGCCTCGATGCCGGTGAAGGTATCAGCGACCTCACCGCGCGCATTCAAGAAGTTGCGGAGTTTTCAGAAAAGACCCGCGCCGAGCGCGTCGCCAAGACCGAGACATTCAGAACGGCTAACTTTGCCACTCGCGAGGCATGGCAGCAGTCGGGCGTTGTGAGCGAGGTGAAATGGTACACGGCCGAAGATGAGATGGTTTGCGAGTTTTGTGGGCCAATGCAAGACACGGTTGTCGGCATTGACGAGGGTTTCTTTGGCAAGAATGACGAGATTGTCGGCGCCGATGGCGGTGTCATCAATACGGATTACGCGGCGGTAGAAAACCCGCCACTGCATCCAAACTGCCGCTGTTACTTGAGACCAGAGACAATATCAGTGTCCTAACGTGTTACAATGAAATCAAAGCAATAACCTATCTATGCCAAACAAACGCCACATCGTGCGCCACTCTCTCAAGGCCACCATCGAAAAAGCCGAAAGCGGCGAGATCGTTTTTATCGCATCCGACGAAACGCTCGACCGTCAAGGCGAAGTTGTCAAAGCCGACGAATGGGATTTGACCCAATTCTTGAAATCACCGCGCCTATTGGTTGACCACGACTATCGTGTCGAGGCCATTGTCGGTATTGCCAAAAAGGTTTGGCAAGAAGGCAAGACGCTCAAGTTTGTGCCTACCTTTCACGAGATCACCGAAAAAGCCGTCATGGTCAAACGTATGATCGACGAGGGCGTGCTTGATACGGTGTCGGTTGGCTTTTGTCGCCGCATGGTAAACGGCAAGGGCGTCAATGAGCTCATGGAGATCAGTTTCGTCGCCGTGCCAGCCAATGCAAATGCCCGTCTCTTGGCCGTCAAAGCAGTTGATGCCGAGGCTATTGGCAAGATCAAGACGTTCATCAAAGAGGCCGAGATCGAAGAAGGTGGCGAGTTTGTTGACCATGTTCTCACCGAAGAAGACCTCGCGAACAATCCGGGGCTTGCCGAGGAAGGTCTCAAGGTTGGCGACGTGATTGGCATCCCATCCGAAGCCGAGGCCATTATCCAAAGCGATGAGGTTGTCGATGAAGAAATCGCCGAGGTTATCGAAGAAGCGGCGCCAGTTGAGACCGTCGAAGCCGTCGAGACCGAAGCCAAAGGCATGACCGAGGACGTTATTGCCGAAGCTCAAGACCGCCAGATGCACAAATACCCATTGATCGAGGCCGTATTCGCCGAGGTTTACAAGTTTCTTGATGCTTACTATCTCGATACCGTCGAAGCCGACCAAGGCGGCGACCTTGTCATCGAGCTTTGCGAACGTCTCAAGAATGTGACGGTCGGCACCGAGATCAAACTCGATGAAAAGGGCATGGTTTTGTCCGCCGTCCTCAAAGGATTGATTGAGCAAAAAGAGGGGCGTACGCTATCAAACAAAAATCGTGATACAATAGTTACAGCTATCGACGCTATGAAGTCGGGCATTGGCGCCCTTGAATCCCTGCTCGAATCAACGGATGAAAAGAGTGCCAAGAGCGAAGTCGAGACGAAAGTCGAGGCTCCCGCCGAAGATCAAAAGTCAGCAATGACCCTCGAGGCCGAGGATTACCTCGCCTTCAAACGGTTATTGCGTACGGTCAACACCGTCACCGCAAACGCTTTGCGTGACATGAAGCGCTAAATCATTTTTATCTTTTTCAACCTATGTTGACCAAAGAAGAAATCTTGGAGGGTATCAAATCGTCAGTTGACGAGGCCGTCCAAGCCAATCTAAAGACGGTTGTCGGCACCGAAGTGTCCGAATCCGTAAAGAAGACCGTCGAAGCGATCCGCCTCGAAGGCAAATTGTTCGGTTATGATCGCACCGGCTTGAATTCAGACCAAAAGAAGGGTCTCGTTCACGCTATGAAGGCGGTCGCCTTCGGCTCGCACAAAGCGAACGAGGCAATCATTGGCGAAATTGATAGCCGTGGTGGTTACCTTATGCCGGTTGAGGTTGCAGACGCTATTGTCCGCATCTCTCGCTCGGTCGGTCTCGTTGCCGCAAAGGCATCGCAGTGGACGATGACGTCCAACCAGATGAGCATCCCTGCTTACACGGGTTCAGTTTTGACCGGTGAATTCTTGGGCATCGACGCCGCTGGCTCGGTGACCGCTTTGACCTTCAAAGAGGCAACGCTTATCGCTCGCAAATGGCAACTCGCTTTTGCCGTCGGTAATGACTTGCTCGAAGCGTCCCCTGTTGAACTTGCAGATTGGTTGCTCGCCCTCGCTGGTGAAGCTCGTGCCAACATGCTCGACAAGCAGGCTCTCGCAGGTACCGGCGCACCTTTCGTTGGTGCTCTCTACCACCCAGACGCGACGACCTTCACGCTCGCATCCGGTAAAAATACGTTTGCAGAATACGACGTCATCGACGACTCGTCAGAAGCAATCGGCAACCTCGAGGAATCCTTACTCGGTGACGCTGGCTTTGTATTCAGCCGCACCGTTTGGGCATCCCTTCGCGTTCAGAAGGACGACAACAACCAATATCTTTTGGGTGTTGGTGGCATGAGCCAAGCATCACAGCTTGTTGTCAATGATCCTAAATCCGAAGCAGGCCCTCAGCCTGTTGGCTCGATCCTTGGTTACCCTGTTTATACCAACCGCAACTTGCCAGCCCTTTCGGCATCGGCAGCATCGACAAACTTTGGTTTGTTCTTGAACTTCAAGTGTCTTGGCTTTGGTACGCTCCGCGACATGCGCCTTGAACAATTTGCATCCGGCTCGTTCGGCGGCAAAGAAATCGCCCTCGCCGATCAAAAGGCCATGGTATTCAAAGAACAGGTTGCCGTCACCGTGACGCTCCCAGAGGGTATCGTTCAGATCAAGACAAACGCCGCTTAGTCGTGAAGTATGAGCAACCTCAAGCAATGCACCGTATTGAATGCCATCTCGTATAAAGGCGAGCGCATTGAAAAAGGTGTGACCCTCATGCTCACGGCCGACGAGGTAGCCCGCTATCAGGGGCACATCAGCGTCGCCACAAGCGAGGACGTGACGGTTGCCAAAGAATCCGCACCGGTTGAGCCATCCGAAAAGGTGGCCACCGGTGAGGATAAAAAACCCTCACGTCTATCAGCGTTCAAAAAGCGTAAATAATTCATCTTTTCAGCTAAAAACCTATGTCCCGCACAATTGGCGAAGCCCTCAAGGCATCCCTCACGATCGTGCCAGCCGTTTACGCGGCTACCACGTCAGGCGAAACGGTGATCGACACGGCAGGCCATGACAATGTTTGTTTTGTCATCACGGCCGGCAATATCGACCTCACCACCGGCGACGAAACCTATACGTTCGCCGTTCACGAATCAGACAACTCGGACGGCTCAAGCTCGTCCGCTATCTCGGGCGCAAGCACGACGATCACGGCCGACAACACGGTCAAAAAGATCCAAGTGTCCGGTCTCGGTACCGGCTCCCGCAAGCGTTATATGTTTGCCCGTGCTACCCTCGCAGGTAACACGCCATCATGGCCGGGTTCAGTGACCGCCCTCTTGGGTGTTCACGAATTCAACCCACGCCAAGCACCAGACGCATCCGTCTAGTGAACACGCGAACAACCCCCGAGTTATCGGGGGTTTGCGCGTGAGCATTACCCCACTATGTCCCTACCATCCTACGCACTCACAACCTTGGCCAAAGTGAAGGCGCGCCGTGATATACCATCGGCCGACACTTCGCATGACACTTTACTCGAGCGTTTGATTGTTCAGGCTACCGATCTTATTGAGCAAGAATGTGGTGGCCGTCGTTTCAAAGCGGCAACCTATACGGAACAAGTCTACTCAAAGGATCAGGGCCAGCAGATGGTTTTTTTACGCAATTGGCCAATCACGGTCATGACGGCGGCTCAATATCGTGCCGGCACCCCGGACGTGCCAGCATGGACGGATTTGTTGGGCTCCGAGTATGAGGTCGAGGATGGTCTTGGATACGAGAATAATGGCATCGTGAGGGTCTACGGCGGCGTCTCCGGGACGAATACGTTGCGCTTTACCTACACGGGCGGCTATCTCATCAACTTCGCAGCAGAAGACACGCCAGCAAGCCATAATTTGCCATGGGAGTTGACCGACCTTTGCGAACGCTTGACCCTCGCCCTATTCAATAAGCGCACCGACGACGGCAAATCACAAATGTCATCTCAAGAGGTCAGCATCACATGGTCGACGTTGCTCACCGATCCACTCGACAAAAGAATCATTCAGCGTTATCAGCGCCCTCGCTTTGCCTAAAAGCGGGGCGTTTTTGCTATACTGAATCTATATGGCTAGCTATAGCGTCGAAATCGAAGGTCTCGATCAAATACAAAAAGCCTTTGCAAAGGCTCCCGAGATAACCGAGAGATATTTGCAGAAGGCTATCAAT